AAGCCATCGCCCAAGTTGTCGTTGAGGATCGCGCGATCCTTTCCGCGCATCTTGTCCTTGGCGCTGTTGGCGTAGTTCACGTTGTACGGCGGGTCGGTGAAGACCATGTCTGCCAAGTCGCCTTGCATCAGCCGGGTATAGCTCTTTGCCACGGTCGAGTCGCCGCACAGCAGCCGGTGCTGACCCATGATCCAGATATCACCCGGACGCGAGATCGGTGTCTCGCCAACATCCGGTACAGCATCCTCATCGGTCTGGCCTTCGTTGTTCGGCTCGTCGCCCGCGATCAGTTCGGCCAGGGCGTCGGCGTCAAAGCCGGTGATGTCGAGGTCGAAACCGTCCAGCTGCAGCGCCTCCAACTCGATCCGCAACATCGCATCATCCCAGCCTGCGTTCTCGGCGATGCGGTTGTCCGCGATGACCAAGGCGCGGCGCTGAGTTGGGCTCAGGTGATCGAGTACGACCACGGGCACGATCTCCAGCCCGAGCTTCTGCGCAGCCGCCAAGCGCCCATGCCCGGCGACGATGATGCCGTCACTGCCTGCAAGGATCGGATTGGTGAAGCCAAACTCGGCAATCGATGCGGCGATCTGCGCCACCTGATCATCCGAGTGCGTCCGCGCATTGCGTGCATAGGGCAGCAGTTTGGCGGTTGGCCACTGTTCGATCTTGTCTGCCAACCAGTTCATGCCAGCACCTCATCATCAACGGTTGTGGCGCGCTCGGCGGCAACCTGTTCGAACGATTGACCTGTTGCCAGCAGCGTGACCGGCACGCCAGGGTGGTTCTGCTGAAAGCGCTTGATGGCCACGTCCACGTACTCCGGCGCGATCTCCATGCTGCGGCAGAGGCGGCCAGTGCGCTGCGCGGCCAGCATCGTGGTACCGCTTCCACCGAAGGGCTCGAACACAATGTCTCCGGCTTCGGTGTAAGCCTCGATGGCAAACTCCGGCAACGCCACCGGGAACACAGCCGGGTGATCGATGTCCTGCCCGATCTTGCCCTTGTGGCGCATCACGCGGATCACCGAGTCGGGGATGCGAGTGTCCTGCGTCGGCTGACCCTTGTGTGTCCAGCCGCCGACCTCGCCATCCTTACCGCGCATCGCCGTGGACGACCCGTCAGCGCGCAGGTGTGATTCCTGGCCTGCGTGCTTGCAAGGCACGATCTTGTTGGGTTTGCGGGTGCTGCGATTGAAGTAGAAAACAAACTCGAAGCTGGGAGCCAGTCGGCCCTGCCAGTCGCCTGGCATGCCTGGCCCCTGATCCCAGACGTACCAGGCAAAGCGCCGCCAGCCCTGTGACCGCATCCAGGACAGCCAGCCGTCCCAATAGGGGATGACTTCGTTGTCGCGGTGGATCAGCCCGAGGTTGATCAGCACCTGTCCGTCGCCCGCCATCGGCAGATGCGCGAACACACCGCGCATCAGTGCGTCCCAATCGGCGATGCCGCCGGAGGTGTAGTCGCGTTGATTGCCGTAAGGCGGCGAGGTGAAGCACAGCTGCGCGGTGTCACCCTGCATCAGCGTGGCGACAACGGCCGGTTCGGTGGCGTCGCCACAGATCAATCGGTGCGAGCCGATGGCCCAGAGATCGCCTTCGCGCGACACTGCGACCACTGGCGCAGCAGGCACATCGTCTGCTGCATCGGGTTCGTTGGCGTCTGCTTCATCCTGCACCACCGGTTCTGCTTCAGCGGACGTGGCATCAGCCAGCAGCGCGTCGATCTCGATGTTCTCGAAGCCGGTCAGCGACAGCTCGTAACCTGCTTCGGAAAGCTCCGCCAGTTCGAGCGCCAACATCTCCTCATCCCAGCCAGCGTCGAGCGCCAGTCTGTTGTCGGCGATGACCAGCGCACGTTTCTGCGCGGTGCTGAGGTGAGCCAGTTCGATCACCGGCACTTGATCCAGCCCAAGCTTGCGAGCAGCAGCCAGACGACCGTGGCCCGCGATGATGCCGTTGTCGCCATCAACCAGAACCGGGTTTGTCCAGCCGTATTCGACGATGCTGGCGGCGATCTTGGCGATCTGCGCATCGGAATGCGTGCGCGGATTGCGGGCGTAGGGAATCAGCGCCTCGACCTTGCGGTACTCGACGTTGAGCGTGTTCAAAGATGATGTCCTGAAAATGGAAAACCCGCCGACGAAGCCGTGGGCGGGTTTTGGGGTTAGTGCGAACTGGCGGGGTGCGAACTGCGAACCGTGCGAACCTTGGTTAGCACCCTGACGCTAAAAAAGCGCCGCGCTCGCTCCCCCCGCATTGGTTTTTGGCCAGGAAGGACCCGTTGATTTCCGGGCTGCTTCCTCTGCCGTCACCTCTGTCCAGACGATAGATGAATACTACGCAAGATCAGGTCGTTTTGTTGCAGGGGCAAAAACCGCTGATTGCCGCGTGATGGCGCACATCCCCGACCATACGCGCCAAATCACGCCAAAACCCTACGCGTCCACCACACCATTGAGTTGATCTGCGACCGTCTGCAATGCCCGCTGCCAATGTCGCCATGCCGTTGTGCGGTCGCAGGCAAAGCGGATCGTGATGTCACGCCAGCCATAGCGCTTCGCGCGCATCCATACGAGATGACGTTGCTCAACTGTGAGCCACTGTACCCAGCGCATGACTTCCAACATTCGTTCAATCGCGTCTGGACTCGGCGGGAAGGATCGATAAACCCTCTCGTCAGCAGCAAAGGTCTCCCACTCGTTTCGGACAATGGCGGGCCAGCAGTTGAAGTAACCCTGCACTCGAACAGGAGGCAACCGTCGACTGGTGCTTGCTGCCTCTTCAAACCGAGCAGCGACGTCCTCGATAGTCCACTTAGTCATTGCGTCGCCCTCCGTAGAGCCGGTCACCGATGCGTCGCACGATCTCGCGTTCGATGAAGTCCAGACGTTCGTCGGATGCGTTGACCACCAGGATGTGTTGGTCACGCCAGCCCCGTTCCTTGATCGAGTCCAGATCCGTGGCCTGCGGCTGCAGACGACCCAGGGGGCAGCGGTATTGGGGAGTCGGCACCTTCATGTCACACCTCCAGTGTCTCGACAGCCCAGTGAAGCAAGGCCAGGGCGTCGGCTTCGTTGTCGTCGACTGGGGTGTGACCACGCAGGCGGACTGACGCGATCATGTCGTCCTTGCCCGCATTGCCCTTGCCGGTTGCGTGCTTTTTGATCGTGCCGACCGGAACGCCTTGGTACGGAATGTTGTGATGCTCACACCATGCGGTCAGGTGTCCCATGAAGCCACCGTAGGCGTGCGCCGCATCAACGCCAGCGTGCCGTCGAACTTCCTCGAAGAACACCGCGTTGATGTGGTTGCTGGCCGAGAGCAGTTCATTGAGCCAGCGCTTGAAACGGAGGAAACGCATGCCGCCTCCCTCAAATCGCTGCGGCTTGAAGTGCTCCGTGCCGCTGGTGATCGTGCCGTCCAGGTGCAGCAATGCCCACCCAGTGTGTGTGCCCAGATCAAGGGCCAAGATCGTCGTGTTCATCGTCGTGTTCATCGTCGTGCTCCAGTTCAAGGGCCAGTGACGGATGCGACGGGTTCTTTGAAGAACATCCCTTACGTGCGCGCACGCGTAGCGCGTCAATCAGGAAACCCGTCATATCCGTCACTCGCTCGAATTGCTCAGTCATCTCGGTAGGGGTAGCCGTGGCTGTACGGCTTGGGTCTGAGGGCGATGCCCGTGATGCCACGTGCGCCCCCGGTCAGCCGACACTTCTCGAACTTGCGGGCCGCCATCAGTTCGGAGAAGCGCTTGACCGAGCCCACGTATTCACCCGCGCGCTCGGCCCATTCGCGCCAGTCGGCGAACAGTTCGGACACGCCTTCGCGGTGGGTCTTGGCCAGCAGGCAGCGCTCTTCGATCCACTGCCCGAGCGCGTCCTCGGCTTCGAAATACTCTTCGGTCGCCGACACCACGCTGGCGGGCGGTTTCAGGCCATGGCGTTGCCATAGACTGCAGCCCTCGACTGCCCACGCCAGAATGCCGTCCCGTTCCTTGAGCAGCTTTTCGGTCAGCCTGCCGTCACGCCGTTCGGGCGGGATCGTCACCGTGAACGGGATCAGGTGCAGTCGCCGCTTCATCGCTTCGTCCACGTTGCGGATCGATGGCTTGTGGTTGCCTGCGATCACCAACTTGAACTGCGGCACGTACTCGAAGAAGTCCTGGCGCATGAAGCGCGCGGACACCTTGTCGCCACCGGTGATGGCCTTGACCTTGGATTCGTTCCAGCGCCGACCTTGTTCAGTTTCGATGGATGACACAAACCGTGCGCCGCGCAGGCCCGCCAGATCGGTCGGATGCCGGTCGGTGCGTGCATCCATGAACGTGTCCATCGGCGCGTTGGCCGCGTAGTCGCCCAAGATAGTGGTCAGGACGTTGACGAACACCGACTTGCCGTTCGCGCCGGTCCCGTACAGGAAGAACAGCGCGTGCTCGCTGGTCACGCCCGTCAGGCAGTAGCCGACCATCAGTTGCAGATAGGCAATCAGTTCGGCGTCGCCGCCTGTGACGTCGGCCAGGAATGCTCGCCACGTCGGGCTGTCGCCCTGCGGTGTGGCCGTGGTCACCTTGGTCATCCGATCATCGCGCCGGTGCGGTCGCATCCGGCCCGTGCGCAGATCAACCACTCCGCCTGGTGTGTTGAGCGCCCAGACGTCCGCATCCCATTCCTCGGCGGTGGACGCGTGTTTGGGATCGGAACGTGCGATTTTCTCGACGGACGAGATCGTGGCGGAGCTGGCCAGCTTGCCTTTGAGCCGAGGGCTGTCCGCTTGGAGTGACGCCATCCGGCAGATACCACGCGCCAGGTGAGATACATAGAGGATCTGATCGGGATTCCAGCGCACGCCAGTCCAGACCAGCCACTTGCCCCACAGCGCGCAGTAGCGCCAGTCCTCGCCATAGCGACGGGTGAAGGCCGAGGACAAGCCGTCCTCCGTAGTCCAGTCGACACCGGTCAGCAGATCCGGTGGTGGCGTCTCCTCGACCGAGCGCATCACCGGCATCCGTTCGCCGACGGCAAGGAATCCACCGACATCGAAGCCTTCCGGGATGGCATCGGCCGCATCCCAGCCATCCGGCTTGTCATCGGGTGGCACCAGGATAGCGACCGTGGTCGCGCCCGCGTTCAGGATTGCTTGCGATGCACGGTCAGCGTAATCCCAGCCCGGCGCGTCCCGGTCAGGCCAGATCAGCACGGATTTGCCCGCCAGCGGTGACCAGTCGGTCTTGTCGACGGGCGCATTCGCGCCATGCATGGCCGTGGTCGCAGCCACGCCGATGGCAATCAAGGCCTGCGCGCACTTCTCGCCCTCGACCAACACAACGTGACCAGCAGCAGCCAGCCCCGGCTGGTTGTACAGCGGGCGCGGATCGGGCGGAGTCATCTTGCGCCGCTTGGCATCCCACGGCCGGAACTCCTTCTTGCGCCCGGGTGGGTCGTAGCGGTACACGACCGCAATCAGTTTGCCGGTGGCATCGAAGTAGTCCCACTTGGCCGTGGCAGGGCCGAGATCATCAACCGGCGCCTCTTTCTTGGCGTGGCGTATCGGCACTGATCGCGAACGACCGAGCAGATCAGCAGCCTCGTTGAGCACCCGAGGAAAGTCGGTGTGGACGTTGGCCCCGAGGTAGGCGGCGATCAATGCAAAGATGTCACCGCCGTCACCCGTGGCACGATCTGTCCAGAGACCAGCCTTCTCGCCTTCGAGTACCACCTCGAGGCTGTCGCCTGGGCTGCCCAGGATGTCCCCGATCAAAAACTTGCCCCGACGCTTCTTTCCCGCCGGAAACATTGTGGTCAGGACTGATTCCATGCGTGCGATCAGTTCAGTGCGAATTTCGTCCCGCTCGCTGTCATTGACGTTGCGCCGGCCCGTTTCTCCCGGTGGTGATGTGTCATTGAAATCAAGCATCGGCAGCACCCTCGTGTGTTGTCTGCTGTGCAGCGATCCAGGCTTCCAGCTCGTTGGGTTTGAAGCGAACCAGTTTGCCGACGCGGTAATGCGGAATGCGACGTTCCTGTCGTTCCTTGGCTTGTGAGAGCCAATACGACGGTAGGTTGAACATCAGTGCAGCCTGGCGTCCGTCGATCAGCTGCTCGCCAAGTACGTGATTCAAATTCGAGGTATTCATGCTTGTGTCCTCCAGCAGCGGTCTTGCCACGCGCACATCCGGCATTCGAAATGGGTCGGGTCATTGAAGGCGCGCGGCAGGAGATCCCCTGCCTCGGTGGCCGTAATGACCTTCACCGCCCGATCCGACATGCGTTGGGCCAGGGCTGCGTCAAAGGGCACGGCCTCGGTGTAGATCTCCATCGTGTCGGCGTTGAGTGCCGTGAAGATCGCCGGGTGCTCGTGCAGTTCGAGATAGGCTTGGTAGATCGCCACTTGCGCGGCGTAGACCGGCTTGGCGACAGCGAGGCGGTTTTTCTCCAGCTCGCGCCATGACTTGTTGCCCAGACACTTGTTTTCCCAGAGCGCGGGATAAGCAAAACCATCCGGCCCGCCAACGATGACGCCGTCGATGTGGCC